CGCAGGATAGCGGCGAAGGCTCCAGCGGCGAAGGCATAGTATCGCTTGCCGGGAACGAGGTCGTGGATGTCAACAGGGGGTCCGATGGGGGTCTGCATTTTGAATGTAAAAATGGGTTGTGGTGTTCGGATTCGTTTTCACCACGAGGTCTCCTTCTCCAGTCGCCGCTGCTCCAACGCATGCGTAATCGATTCGCAGTCGGTCAAGGGTGCCCAACTGACACGAACTCCGTAGGTCGCATCGGGACCCATGTGCCGAATCTCCATAGAGACATCGCAGTCGGGAAAGTGCTCCTTCGTCCAGTGCATCAACGTGTCAAAGGCCACACCCAGCTGCATGGACTTTGAAGCCACAGATGTCATGGCACCAACCTCAGCGACCCTCCGAATCTCCTTGTAGAACTCCTCAGCGGCAAGCTGTCCCTTGATCTCCTGCTCTCGGTGTGCGATGCGGGCCTTCTCAGCAATAGCGGTGGCGTAGGCATTCTGAAGTTGAGTGCGAGTGATAGGCTCCATTGTAAAAAGGGTTTGGTTTTTGGCGAGCGAATTCGTTTTTCAAAGATGCACTTCCCATCCCGAGAGCGATGCTGGTCCTTGTCTCAATGCCCACTTTCGTATCATCTCCATGATACTCTCGCCAATGGTGACGGAATCTGCAGCGGCGGCGGCTTGTTTGCGGGCTGTCTCGTTGCTGGTCTTCAGTTCCCCGAGAATCAGCGTGAGCAGTCGGTTGGTCTCGTTGGTGGCTGCGAGTTGTTCCATCTTGAATGGAAAAAGAAGATGAGTGTGGTTGATAGAATCCGTTTTCAGTGAATCCACCAACCCTCCGTGTGCTTGACCTCGTAGCACCGGTCAGCCGTGTGTTCCGTGCGGCCACAGCGAGTGCACCAGTCCTTGGGTGGAGCGGTATTCTCAGTGGGAGGACGGCATCCCTTCTCATGCTGCTCACACGCGTACCGGTTGGGGTAGTCGGACACACACCACTGACACGCCCAACTGGTGTTCTTGGGCTGTGTGCAGTCCTTGGGATCGTGTCCAGTGGCATGGCAGTTCGTGCACGAGTCCGCGGGTGCGTGCATCTCAAAGCGAATGGGTTGCTCAACCTCATCGCTTAGCCGCATATCCCCGCAATCATATGGACGCACAGCATCAATGCCATACTTCTTCATCAGGGCCAGCGTTGCTACCCGCACGTCATTCGGAGTGGTGACGGGACGAGTCTCGAGAATGCGGATGGGGTTGTAGGTCTGAATCCACTGGGGGCCGAAACCGCAGGCGTAGTAGGCGTAGGTGTGCTCGATGTTGCGGGACTTGCCGACGAGGTACTTGCCGCATGTGAGTTCGAGAATATAGAGGTGCTCCATGGTAACCGCTAAAAAGTAGTTTGGTTGATGGACCCGAATTCGTTTTCTCACACGATGGGTGGAAGCTGATCGCGAAGGATATGCTTGACCTCCTTTCGGGTGTTATCGTACATCTCCTGCGTAATGACACCGAGCATCATGACAGAGACACGCCGATTGGCAAAGGTGATGAAGTGGCTGGAATGGTCAAACTCTGCGTCATGGAAGTCGCGGCGGAACACCATGTACTCGTGAACGCGGCGGGCGAATGTGAGGGCAGCAGTGTCCTTGTTGGTGACCTGGCTGAACTCGCGTGCGTTATCGATCCAGACGATGATCTCGTAGTTCTGCATTTTGACAGATATCTGGGTAGCGGGCGTGGAATCCGTTTTTGCTCGAGGTATCACAATGAAGGCGTATCAGGTATACTTTCTCTTTTTGAAGACAATTGTCCTTCTTCAGGTTATCTTGTTGGCCACCGGTCATAAGGTCAAGGAAAGCTCGTTCTTTGCCATTGTCGACACTGTGTTCAAGCTTTCGCTGGGGTTGTTTCTCGGTATCTACTTTTGGCTCTTCCGGCCGAAAGGCATCGAATGGGAGGACGGACTCATCATCTCAGTCGGTGGATTTCTAATTCTGACAGACATTCAGTTTGAACCTCTTATACGGATCTACGCTCTTCGCGACAACACGGCGAAATCACTTGCGCCGACCGTATAGTTTCCGAATGGGAATATGCGACTGCTTGAACACGATTTCGTCCACAATCTGAAACGTCTCCGTTACCGGTACAAAGGCAACTTCATGATTCAACAGCGTCGTAATCACGGCTGTATCGGGACATTCGCGTCCAATGAACCGCAGGGCGTCTTGGTAGGTCTTGATCCCCTTCATCTGACTTTTCCTCACCGTCTTTGTCCCGATCGTCATCATGGGAATGTCTTCGAACCCGAAGCAGTTGCCCATTATCACTTCGCCCAGCTAACTTTAAAGCAGTTTACGAACCACACCTTGTCGATACGACAGTTGGGAAAGTTGCCGATAAGGGCGGCCTTGACCTTTTCTCGCGTAAGGTTGCCCGGAACATCAATGTATTCGTATGTGATCCCCGAACGGGCTGCGAGCTCGATTTGGCGGGTGGCAGTGGAAAGAAAGTCGTCGACTGGGTCATAACTGTCAGACACTGTACGCAAATCCTCAGCCGATGGCATATTGGCTTACACCAACCAACGTGGAACATTTAAATGCCCGATTGTTCGGTATGTCAATCTGATATGGACATGGAGGAATTCCAAGACCCAGGTGAATCGACGGCGACATGTGTCAAGCTGGAATGCGGACATGCCTACCATACCCGGTGTGCGATTAGCTACCTGAAACGAACCAACTTTGATTGCATCGTGTGTAACCGGCACAAGGAGCCGCGCGAACGGCTGGAGGAGGAACAACTTGCACTGAATACCTTTGCTGTCGTCAAGCGGGATCCAGCATACCGTGAACTGAAACGAGAGGCACTGGTGAAATTCAAAGAGTACACAGCGACAAAAAAAGCCGCCAAGAAAGAGATGATTGACTTTCTCGAATCTCGAAACTGGTTTGGACTCAAGGAGGCACGAACAGACGCCCAACGGGCAGCCGCTAGGACACGAGCCTATTTGTGTCGCACGGCTATTCGTCGAGTTCCACTGCTTCGGGCTGTCTTATCGGGTCATCTGCAGCGGGGTGATAAGTATCACATCAATCGTTTGTGTGGGTTGCCACCTCCGTGGAAGTTTCGGAGGGGATTGTACCTGCACGGGTTTTAAAAGTGACAAGGTATACTCAGTATGGAGCAATTTGCTGCGAACTTCAAGGCACTGGACATTCCCTCTCGCAAGGCAAAGCTTGACCAGATTACGATGTTTCTACGCCAACAAAACGCAGCCGTAGAGGCGGAGGCGTTTCAGGCATTGAGGTGTTGTTATCCCGCATTTCCGCTGTCAGCAAACGAGCGGGTGTTTCAGGAGTATATTGCGTGGGCAGAGATTGTTCGAATCCAGGATCACCCCGTCGTGCGTCATATTCTGTCGCAGGGTTAATAGTACTGCGGAAACGTCTTACGCAGGCCATAGTACACAGCTGCGAAGACAACGGCGTGCGTCGCAACCTGCGTCGTCTTGCCCGCACCCGGCGGGAGGGAAAGCAGCACACCCGGGGACAGCAGGATAAACAAAAGAACAGGGATTACGATATTAAGGTCCATTTATATGTACGCACGACAATTCTTCAGGTGTACAGGCCATCCGGGCATGGGGGAATGCGGATATGCAGCGGTGCCGGCAACGCCGGCTCAGGAGCGAATCCACCCGAGTGCTCAAAGTGAATCTCGGCCATGTTTCCAAGGTCCTTGACACGCCCCTGCATCCATAACGACATGATGGCAAAGGCGTTTCGATTCCTGTTCTTAGGGGGGACGACTCCGCCTGCTTCCACGCAAAGGAGTACAATGTACGACAGGTCGCCGGGTGTTACACTTGCTCGGATGAAGTCAGTGGTCAATGTATGGGCTGCCTTGGTGATGCGGGGCATGCTGACGGTGTGCTCGAACATATCAATCCGGGTGCGGGAAGCAGGGCGGACCAATGTGTCGTAGGCGTACGCGTAACACTGAGGGCAGTTGGTGCACTCCATGTTAAAAGTATCCTTGTTCTGTGCTACTGAATCCGTTTTCAGCGGGCCGACACATAGGCAATGTGCTCCTCAAGTGTGCGGAATCGCTTCTCGTCAGCAATCCACCACGCATTGTCCTCTGTGAACTCTGGGACATTGGGCTTCAACTCGTGTCCCTCCTCGACACCGAAGAGCTTCGATAGAAAGGCACCATAACTCGGGTAGTGAGGCACTTCCTCAATAAAGACACGCATTCCGTGTTTGGCGATGGTCTGCATGGACCGCAGCGTCCTTCCGGCGGAAGAACCCGAGTGTCCCTTGTACTCCATCGTATCCCTCAGAGCATTTGTCATGGGGTCGCTTGTATCTGCAAACCCAGCCGGATCGTTAAAGTCGCGAACCCAGTACCATGCGTTGAGCTTGTCGAGGGCAGTCTCCGCAGACTGGAGCATGTGGTTGAAGTTGTCATCGTATCCGAGGAGCTTGTAGTCGAAAGGCATTGAAAAATAAATAGATGGATGCGTGCGGATTCGTTTTCAGCGGCTGGTGTTGAAGAACCTGACCATGTCGAGGGCACGGGCGGCTGCGTTGCGGATGGCCAGGTCTGTTAGCGTTGTCGAGGTTCGCCAGTCCTCACCCAGTGAGGCCTTGATGCAGCGGTCGTAGATGACCACCTGCGGAATGTCGGACGTCTCTCGCTTGCGGGCCAGTTCGAACACCGCATACCGAGCCGTCTCAATCTGGTAGACATCCAGATTGTTCCAGTGAATGGCATCTGCTGCCAATGCCTCGTATCCGTGCTTGAACGCATACTGCGCGATACGGAGAGCGTCGAAGAAGCTACCACCACTATGATACTCCCTATAGACCATCTTGTTTAAGATGGTATCTGACCGAGAACCGTGAATGTCCGTAGTCGTGCGAATCCAGTCAACAGCTTCTGCACGTTCTGTAGCCTGGATGGCATCGGCGTACTCTTTAGACCGAGTCGTGCTGAATCCGAGTGTGAGGAAGAAGGAGTCCATATTGTATGCGGGGCAATGTAAAAAGTGTTTTGTGTGGGAGAATCCGTTTTCAGTGGCGATTCGCGCGGTCGAGCTTGTTAAGGTCGTCCTGGTCGTATCCCTCCCACATCTCCTTCTCCGCCTCCGCAAGGTCGGCACGGCGGTTCTGGAGAAGCCAGACCCAGTCGTCCCTCTGGCCCTTCGTCAAGCCGCCACGAAGGCGCACCTCAATCTCGGCAATCTCGGCACGCATGGACTCAAGGGACATGTGACGCGGGGGAGGCGACGGAGGGAGAGGCGGGTGCGCGGGTGTGAAACTCCACTTGTCTGGTAGGTTGGCGAGAAGCTCTGCCTTGAGTTCGTCCGAGACTCGCACTGTCTTCGGAAACTCGTCATCGTCGTCGCAGATGCGGGTGCCATCGTCGGCCCAGCCGCAGCGGCCCGTGTGCTCGTGCGGGTACTCGATGAAGGCCTTGTTGCATGGGTGGTCACGCACCGACATGCAGGTGTGGCAATACTTGGATCCGAGAACGGTGGCACCCACGTCCCCGCAGCCAGGGCAGCGGTGCCAGTCCTCGCGGCAGGCATCGCAGGTAGAGCCGAGGTCGGTTGTCATGTTGGAGCAGTCGGTCTGGTGGCAGGAGTAGAGGTGGGAAGACATGGTTGCTTGTTGATGTTGAGGGCCGGCTCTACCTATGCCGTAGAATGACGGAATCCGTTTTCAGAATACGGTCATGGGCCAAGATCTGTGAGCGTATAAATCGTGTATCACCCCCAGAGAGGAAGAGGTTCGTGTACTGGTCCAATAAGATACTCAGTGAACGGTGGAGGTTGCGGTTCTTTCGTTCATACACACTGAATCGGTTGAGTCGCATGTGTCGGTCGTGATGGGATCCGTAGGCAGTGTGTCCGCGTACGAGAAGTTCAGTTGAGAGGCGTTGATGGTTCGACATTGCACTTGCTCTGTTCTTTCCTTACGGCATTTCGTTTTTATTCCCATCCACATATAATGAGCTCCGCACCAACGAACCCTGCCCTGACGCAGCCGACGTCGACAACCACAACCCCGACACCGTCGGTCTTCGGTGGTCTGATGATGATTCTCGCGTCGTTTGGAGGTGTCTTTGCGTTTCTCCTCCACGCGGCGGCCGCCAAGCTCTCGTATGACAAGTATCAGTCAGTGGGTTGGGCGATTATCGACTTCATCTTCGGATCAATCTACATCCCGTACTATGCCTTCTTCCTCAATACGTCTTCTGCCCCCGCGATGGGTGGTCGTCCCCGTCGTCGATAAGCTCAGCGTAGATTGAGTGCAGTTTGACGTCCAAATCGTGAACGAACAAAAACACTGCGTACACGAAGACCATGCGTCCACCGTACAACTCGATAAAGTGTTCGAGTTTCTGGTCGACAGGTAGAACTGGAACCATAAAGTGAACAAAGTATGTCACCCAAAAGGAGGAGACGACTAACACCGACATCTCCGTTGTCACATCGGCTATCCGATATGCCAATGGCATCTTTGTCCACGTCTCGTTGAACCGGCCGAATCCCGTCCGAATCACTGTGGCTGTCACCGCAGCCAGAAGCACATACAGAACAGCGATAATGATGAGATTCAACGTCAGGTTCACAACATGACCCTTTACCGAGGGCAACCGGTTGTCGCCGCGGTTCTTCATTACATTTTCACGCAAGAGAAGAGTACCGGTAATGAGCACTCCTCTCCGCACGTGGGGCAAGCACCTTATGATTGACGCCGCCCGTGCCACGCCGCACACGATTCGCAACCCTGTCAACATCCATGCCTTCAACAAGGCTCTGGTGAACCGTATCGACATGGTGGCCTATGGGAATCCGCAGATTGTGCGGTTCGGCTCGGGCAACAAGGCTGGATATACGCTCGTTCAGCTCATTGAGACGAGCAACATCTGTGCCCACTTTGTGGAAGAGAACAACTCCATGTATTTGGATGTGTTCTCCTGCAAGGACTTTGACCCACTGGTGGTCAAGGATACGGTTGAGGAGTTTTTTGAGACGAAGCACATGAAGATGAAGGTTCTGACGCGTCAGGCACCTGTTGTAGTCCCGCAGACACCGTGTCTGTGTCTGGCCTAAGGACCGAGGTATTCCGAGCACCGTCCATCGCGTGCACGCGTCTTGTCGGGACATTGGCTCATCTTGGCCGGTGCCACTTCGCTAAACTTAGGCACACTCGGCCACATGTCCTTGCCGTCCGTGAATTGTTCCTTCTCCCAGGTGGTCGAGAAGGTCTTGGACGCACCGCCCGCAGAACTGCTGCTGCACTTGTCAGGACCTGATACGCACCCGACGCCGGGGCAGTAAATCATCGACCCGTTGCACTGAACGCCGGGACCCTGGACAGACACGTATCCGAACAGGACCAGAACCAGGACTCCAATGAGTATCCACTTGAATGGAATCTTGTCCATTTGTCTTTACATGAAGTTCTTTTTCACCCACTTGCGGTCAGCTTTGAACGTCCGAGACTTCTTGGGTGCAGTACGCTTCGTCAACACGGAGATTGCATTCAACTTACGGAACGTAGACAGAGGGCCAACCTTCGCCACAACCTTACGCAGAGTCTTACGACGAGCCGGGGCCTTCATCGACGCAGAATACCCCATCAGAGTTCCCTTCTTCAACGGACCGATGCGGTTGCGACGAGTCTTCATTTGGTTTCACTGCACGAAATCTTACGACGTAGGCCCGGGCGGAGGAGGCGGGGTGGGTTGCGAAGGAATCTTGGGTGCGGGGACAATTGGCTTGGGCTTGAACACCTTCATGAATCCGAACATTTGTTATTCCGCTTGATTCTTTGCACACGCCCTACACCCCGGCTGAGGCAGAAAGGACGGCGGAGGGACAACGTTCGTCAAGAACAAAAAGAGGATGACCAATGCGAGGAGAATCAGCCACGTCCACATTTACTTGTTGGCACACGCAATTTCCTGTGTGACAATACCGTTGAACATGACGCGGCGAAACAACTGGTCTTCGACGCGAACCACCGAACACTTGCGACGAGGTCCGGACCGAACGACGCGTTCCGCTGCGTCTGTGTGGAGTGCCATATAGGCTTCAGCACATTCCCAATTGTACTCGGGTACGACCGGCGTGTCTTGGAAGAAGACGCAGCAGTACCGGGCACCGTGATAACATTCTATGCAGAAGACGGGAGAACATCCCTGGCAAATGGCGATTCCCTGGTCGGAGTGGGTCGTCAGCGTGTCGTTGTAGCAGCTAGGGCAGATTTCCATGATGTCGCTGTTGTCTTCTAGCTGCGGCGTTTAAATTCGTTTTTAGTAATAAGAGATGCCCACACTTCGCCAAAAGGTAAGTCAGTTCTGTGTGTCCGCGGGAACCACGAATGCCTCGAGCATGCGGATAGCCAAGCTGGAAGAGGCTCTGAAGAAGGCGAAGGACGATATGAAGGCTCACAAGAAGGATATGAAGTATCAGCACGCACAGACACGCAAGGTAGCGAAGGCGAAGACCCAGCGGTCGCCGAAGGTTCGCAAGGCTGCCAAGGCCCCGAAGGCTGCCAAGGCCCCGAAGATGAAACAGGAGGTTCAGATGAATCCTCTTCCCGCACAGGCTGAGCCGATGATGCCTGCCCCGACTCCGTCGCTGGCTCCGGCCGCCGCTCCGGCTGGCCCCCCGAAGGCTGGCACACGCCGCCGCCGTATGTATCCGCGTTGGTAGGGTTCAGAGGAAACTCCTGTTATCACATAAATGTCGACTGCCGATGTTCCCGTTCCTGTTGTTGCCGAGCCGCCCACGCTCCCTACGGTCGCTCCCACGCCTACGGTCGCGCTCCCTACGGTCGCTTCGACCCCGTCCGGCCTGTTCGACTCCATTGATTGGAAGAACCCCGTGGCCTCTGTGAGCAAGCTGGCGACCCACCTTCATTCGCTGGATATGCTGACGGCCGCTGAGCGTCTGACCATGCTCCAGGGCAGCCTCCTCTATGTCATCAACACCTCTTCCATGTCGGAGCTTGAGAAGGACGGGGCTCGCGTGTTCGTATCTACCATGGTTCCCCACATTGTGGAGACGGCGGTGGCGGGCGTCGAGGCGACGGCCAAGGTTGTTGCGGCGGAGAAGAAAGCGTCTGACATTCTGGCCTCGGTCATGTCCAAGCAGCCGACGATGGTTGTCAACAATGTGGAGCAGATTCTTGCCGCCGCGACCAAGCGTACGTGGTGCGGTTGGTAAACGACCTTAACTCAGCAGGCGGAGAGAACGTAATGGGTATCCCGTATTACGTCGCGTCCTTACTTCGTAAGCATAAGCACATTCAGAAACCGTACAGTACATTTGAAGCCGATGTGCTATGCATGGACTTCAACTGTTTCCTTCACAAGGCCATTAAGGATGAAGATCCGATTGGTAGTGTGATGACTGAACTCCGGGCATATCTCGACCGCATGCGAGTGAAGACCGTGTACATCGCATTCGATGGACTGGTTCCGTATGCGAAGATTGTTCAGCAACGCTATCGTCGATTTCGCATCCCCGAGAAGGCCAGTGTGTTTGACCGCAACCAGCTCTCTCCCGAGACGCCGTATATGCGGGAACTTGTCAAGGAGATGCGACTGGCTTTCCCACATGCCGTTATATCAGGAACAGACGAGCATGGCGAAGGGGAGCATAAGATTTTTCAATGGCTACGAACCCTTGACCCATGTGCCCGAGCCACTGTGGCAATCTATGGTCTCGATGCGGACCTGGTGCTCATCGCGTTGGCACAACGCAGTGTTGGAAACCTATTCCTACTTCGAGACGATGATGCCTTTTCGATTTCCGCCCTGGCGACTGTTCTGCCTCTCCCCGTAGACGAATACGTTCGCATGTGCATTCGCTATTTCGGAAATGACTTTATGCCAGCAATCGCCATGTTTTCCCTTCGCGAAGATGGACATGGACGAGCACTCCGTATGAAGGACCCGGAAAAGATGGAAACGAAAGTCTTGATTGAACGTCGGAAACCGCACGACGCACACATTGTCGCCGTGGATGGAAATGCGTTGGAGACGCGAGTTGGTCTGATGATGGACGGTATCGTGGATTGGGAGCCCGTGTGTTACGCCTATTGGAAGACATACGCATGGACATTGGAGTACTTCACCACGTCCCGAGCACCCGACTGGTGTTGGGTCTATCCATACACAGATGCTCCTCTTCTTCAGACGTTGGCTGATTTTGATCAACCTACGTCCTTCGTGTGGGACCATCCGACACCTCCCTTTCATGTTGGCAATCAGTTACAGTGCATTCTACCGTCTGCGTCACTTCGGACAGCACGCAAACGGGTAAAGTTTCACGATGAGTTTTATGATGAGGCACACGAGACACGTCATCCGTGGATGAAGCGATACACGTGGGAAACTGACCCATATATCTCAATCCCGTGGGACCCGGCACGCCCGCTTACCTCCGTATGCGAAATCCATTTGCCGTCATGACCATACGTCCGGCTGTCCGTGCCACCATGGGCTGAGCGACTTCCGATTGAGCCTGGCCAACGGAATAGAATACACTGTCCTCGGGAATAATGACTTCAAACTCGTTGCTACGAGGACGCATGTACTCATTCTCAATCTTCTGAATCTCTAAAATCCGCTTGAGAGCTGCCATTCCACTCGCATCGCGGAGAGACCTCCAGTGCCGAGTGATATGATTGACATACGAAATCCTGAACGCATGCGATTTGTTGAACTTGACATTGTTCCGGAGAACATCAAAACATGCTTGGACGGTCGGATAGACAGGTTTGTTCAGGCGGCGGTTGACCGCATTGTGGGCCCGGAATGTAAACAACAGGAACTCGCGACGCGAGTACAAGAAGTTCGGGTATTTTACTCGATAGTCTGTCAGCATCTCTGCGAAGTGACCCTGGCACGATGGGCATGAAATCGTGTCTCGAAAGAGTTCAATCCACCGAACAAGAAGCTGACGCTCAGCCTCAGTGGGCGAGTCAGGATATAACGAAGCGGCAGAGTGAAGGGTCATCCACCCTAACGGACCCCATATGGACGTCATTAGACTATCACAGCGAAACCATTCCCGCTTCCGCACCGCTTTCAAGGATCAACTTGACAAGTGCGGGGGGTGCCTTCGAACCAACGTCCATCTTCGCGGCCTTCAGACGCTCACGCATGATCTTTTCCGGCATGTTACGAAGCGTCTTCTGAATCTTATTGCGTTTCTGGAGTTCGCCTTCGTTGGTCAGGATGCGAATTCCCTTCTTGAATGGCGGGCTGGCGGCGGGGTCGCGGACTCCTTCAATTTTACGGGCAGTCTTCCGGTTTCCCGTTTTCAATACTCCCATCGGAAAGGTCTTGACTCTGGATTTCTTAGCGGTTCTCTTACGGTCGCGGTCGTCGCCGGGTCCGCCGACTTTGCGGATATTGATTTGCTTCTCGGCCATTCCCTTTACTCAAAACGGATAAACCTTATTTACAGCGTAACCGGGGCATTCATATACCATGACTGAGTGGGACGCTGTTAAGGCATACTTCGAGAAGGGTGTTCGTCGTCTCGTGGATCACCAGGTCGATTCCTTCGAAGACTTCATTCGCAACAAGCTCCCCCTCATCGTCCAGTCGACTGCACCCATCACCGTTTGGCACGAGCAGGATGAGGCCACCAAGAAGTACAAGTACGAGTTCCGGCTCTCCTTCGAGAATGTTACCTACCTCAAGCCGCGACTCCAGGAGGCCACTGGTCGTGTCAAGCCGATGCTTCCGATGGAGGCACGTGTTCGCAACTTCACCTATGCGGCCCAGATGCACGCGGATATCCGCTTCGTGGCCCGCACCTACAAGGGACCGCTGCTGGATACCTTCGACGAGGAGTTCCGGGTGTTCGAGGGCATCTCCATGGGCAAGCTGCCGGTCATGCTGGGGTCGTCCTTGTGTCTGCTCAAGGAGTATCCGACGCAGATGGCAGACATGGGCGAGTGTTCCCATGACCCGATGGGCTACTTTGTGGTCCACGGCTCGGAGCGGACCATCCTCTGTCAGGAGAAGGTGGCGGACAATCGCATCATGATCTTCCAGAACAAGAAGACCTCGTCCAAGTATCTCTACTCTGTGGAGATGAAGAGCCTCCAGGAGTCCTTCACGACTCCGCCCAAGAAACTGGAGATTCGCCTCAGCTCCAAGTTCAATGGCTACGGGTTCCCGATGGTGGCCTGTGTACCTCGATTCCGCGAGGACATTCCGGTCATGGTGTACTTCCGTGCCCTTGGAATCCAAGATGACCGCACAGTGGCTCGCATCATCTGGGGCGATGAGGCGGATTCACACGTCGAGCTGCTGGGTGCGTCCTTCCGCGATTGTGCCGAGCTGGCCGTCTATTCACAGGACGATGCGGTTCGGTACCTGACCAACCACCTCCAGTACGGCACGAATCAGGAGGATAAGTGTGCGTATGTGCGGTATCTGCTCACGACGGAGCTTCTGCCTCACGTGCGGTTTGCCGGGGAGTCACCGGTCCCGACTCCGGAGGTCCTGAATGCTCGCCGCACGATGTTGATGGCCTCCATGATTCGCAGGCTGCTTCTCACGTACTGCAAGCACATTCCGCTGGATGACCGCGACGCCTACCCGAACAAGCGGGTGGTGACGACGGGTGCCTTGCTGACCCATCTGTTCCGCCAGCTGTTCCAGAAGGTGTGCAACGATACCCGCAACGAGTTCGTCCAGGAGGTCAACAATGACGCGTGGAAGAAGGCCGGGCAGCCCCTGGAGATTCTGAATATCAACAACCTGTACAAGATTCTGAAGGTCTCGGCCATTGAAGGCAAGATGAAGCAGGCTCTGGCTACGGGCAATTTCACGGTTCAGGGCATGGGTACGACGAACTCGACGTCCCTGTCCAATGCGACCAAGGTGGGTGTTTCGCAGGTCCTGGCCCGCATGTCGTATGCGGCGACATTGTCCCACCTTCGCCGTATCCAGACGCCGGTGGAGAAGTCGGGCAAGCTGCTGGCTCCTCGCAAGCTTCACGGCACCTCGTGGGGATTCATGTGTCCAGTGGAGACTCCGGAGGGCCATTCGGTCGGTATCGTGAAGACCATGTCGCTACTCACCTCGGTCTCGCAGCACGTGCCGTCATCGACGATTCTCCACTTCTTGTCGGAGCTGCCGAACGGGCAAATCGCGTGGATTACCACACCTCGCGTGTATGAGGGCACCTCCATCACGGTGAATGGTGTCCTCCTGGCGTACGCTGCGAATCCTCTCACGGTGGTCACTGCTCTGCGGGCCGCCAAGTGCACTTCTCGCCTTCACCCGCACACCTCGGTGGCCTGGTATACACTGATGAATGCCATTCTCATTGAGACGGATGGTGGCCGCGTGGTCCGCCCGGTCTTCCGCGTGGGTGCGGCTCATCCCGAGGGCGAGGACCGCAAGGACTGGAACATCTGGGTGAAGATGTGCATTGAGTACATTGATGCGTCCGAGACGGAGACGTTGCGGATTGCTCTGACCAAGGAGGAGGTTACGACGCACTCTCATCACGAGATTCATCCGTCGATGCTGGTTGGTCACATGGCAGGCACGATTCCGCTGTCGGACCACAATCAGTCGCCCCGTAACACCTACCAGTCAGCCATGGGCAAGCAGTCCATGTGCATCTACGCCACCAACTTTGCCAAGCGGCTGGACAAGAATGCGTATGTTCTGTGTTCCATCAGTCGGCCCATCGTAGAGACACGGTCGATGAACATTCTGAAGATGCAGGAGATGCCCTTCGGTATGAATGCGATTGTTGCCATTGCCTGTTACGGCGGCTATAATCAGGAGGACTCCATCATCATGAACCGCACGGCTGTGAACCGCGGCCTGTTCCGCGGACTGTACTACACGATGTACAAGGATGAGGAGCACCGCAACGTGACCTCGGGTCGCGAGGAGAAGTTCATGCGGCCTCAGAAGCACAATACTCGCAAGTTCAAGAACACAAGTTACTCGGCCATCAGCGAGAATGGTATTCCGATTCTCCACTCGAGTCTCCAGGAGAATGACGTGGTTATCGGCAAGGTGGTGAACCTGCGGCACGATACTGCGGGATATGCGTTCCGCGATGCGTCAACCACGCACAAGAATGCCGAGGCTGGCCGGATTGATGGCGTGTGGCAGGACAAGAACTCAGACGGATACCCCTTCGTCAAGGTTCGCGTGGTCTCGGAGCGTATTCCCCAGATTGGAGACAAGTTCTCCTCCCGCCACGGACAGAAGGGAACGGTAGGTATGCTGCTCGACGAGCAGGATATGCCCTTCACGGGTGCGGGTCTGCGGCCCGACCTGATTATGAATCCACACGCTGTGCCTAGCCGCATGACCATTGCACAGTTGATGGAGTGTATCTTTGGAAAGGTGTGTGTTCAGAAGGGTTCCCTCGGAGACGGTACGCCGTATTCCCACCTCCGAGTCGAGGAGCTGCGGGCTCAGATGCTCGAGTTGGGTATGCACCCGTATGGCAATGAGATTCTGTACAATGGGCAGACGGGCGAGATGATGCAGGCGGAAATCTTCATGGGTCCCACATTCTATCAGCGGTTGAAGCACATGGTCATTGATAAGCGTCACTCCCGTGCCCGTGGACCCATCGTGTCGCTCACTCGCCAGCCTTGCGAGGGACGGTCTCGCGATGGCGGACTCCGTGTGGGTGAGATGGAGCGTGACTGCATGATCTCGCACGGTGCGGCGGCCTTCACGAAGGAGCGTCTGATGGATGTATCTGACCCCTTCTCGACGGGCATCTGCAAGACGTGCGGAACACTGGCCATTGTGAATCCGCAGGAGGGGCTGTACTCCTGCGGGTCATGCGGGAACAAGACGGATTTCGTTCAGAAGACCATTCCGTATGCGATGAAGCTCTGGATGCAGGAGTTGGAGGCCATGCACATTGTTCCTCGCATGGTTATGGAGTAAAGTGTTGGAATGATATAATGCCCAAGGAGAGAAGATCTCCAAGTGTGGCCGCAGCCCTACGGATGGCTGCGGATGCTCCATACCAACCCCAGCGAGCTCGTCCTCGTATCATGAAACCTGACCAACCAGAGCCAGACGAAGTTAAATATATCATGTTTGCACACGGTGTTACAACACGCGAACAACCGCAGACAATCACAATACCCGAAAACCTGCGGCTCGTATTTTTTTACGACCCATCTGTGGCAGACACGCTCATGATGGTCTGTCCAAACTGGATAAAGTCGATGAAGTCAATATGCTCTAATGCTCAGATGAAGACCAGGTGGGTATATGGTCCGGGTACATATACGTTTCGGTCGTTTTTTCTGGGGTTTTCGGAGAATGATCCAGCAGCACCTCATAGTTTTGGAGTCTATAAATGTCAAGGGGACGCAGATCCTACATATGACAAAATTCACAGAGAGTTTGATGTATCTCTCAAGGACGCTATTCCACTTGTATTACATCCAAACCCAAATCCCATGGTTCCAACAACTCTCTATGTACTCGCATGTGGTGCAAAGGAGTCAAGTCGTATTCCCTTTAAGAGGGTGTATATTCCTCCCGGTTCGGGACCGGCTGGCAGCGGCCGACGCACTCGAAAGTCGCATACACACCGTCGGAGGAGAACTCGTAAATGTCGCTCGAAGTCGTACTTGGCCCGATGTTTGCGGGAAAGACGTCGTATGCTCTGAGCCTTGTTCGCAAGTATACAGCTCAGAACCTGCGGGTGTTGGTGGTCAAGCACACACTCGATACCCGGTCCGTCAATGTCAATGAGATTACGACGCACGACGGAGACTCGTTCCCGTGTTATACCACGAACACGCTGAATGGGTTGTCTGCGGACTTTCTCTCCTCCTTTTCAATTGTCATTGTCGATGAGACGCAGTTCTTTCAAGGACTGGTTCCATTCGTGGAGTTTGTGGTCGATACTCTCGGCAAGGACCTGGTACTGAGTGGGCTATCGGGCGATTCCGACCGTCGTCCATTTGGCGAGTTTCTTAGCGTGATTCCGTTAGCCGACAAGATTACGCATCTATCGAGTCTCTGTATTTGCGGGAAGCCGGCACACTTTACCCGCCGGCTTCAAACGGGCTATGGGCAAATCGCCATTGGTGGGGCTGATTTGTATGTTCCGCAGTGTAGGACGTGCCATGTCTACAGGTAGAAGTCTTCGGCTCGGACAACCTGAAATAGATCGGGCTTTCCTTGGTTCAGGGCGGCAATTGATTGCTCGTCCGGTGACTCAATGGCAATTGGATAGATAAATGCATCACGACGCACGCCCAGAATGGGGTCAAACATCACCCAGTCCGTGACGAAATGCGACTGATAAGGAATGGAAACGTCGTCCACTGAAAAGATCGCACAGAACCTGGCAGCCCACTCCCTCGTAATCATGTAGCACTGGGCTCCCCATGGATTCGAAACACCCACATTGCGAATAATGATTTCGCAGCCCACGTGTTCCCACGGTCCAGATGGGATGTTGATGTACCCCATGGACAGGATATCCGTGTTTCCCGATAGCATGTGGGGTGTAACCGCTTCTACCAAACGGTTGAAGTCCTTGTGAAACCTCACATCGTCTTCAATGATGATCCCCAACGGGTCTCCGGAGTCCACCAGACGCTGCATGCAGCGAATATGTCCGAGGGTGGCCGCACAGCCGGTGGGATAGGATGTACCTCGCTCGAAACAGGTGGCTCCGCGACGCATCACTTCGGGGTCGTCCTTCAGGGGGGACTGGACCAACACAATGTCAAGGTTCAAGGGTGCTGCGGCGGATCTCAGACGTTCGCCGCGACCGGGGTCACAGTTGACGGCATATACCCGCATTTTTAAAGAGGGTCGCCACCCCTCTAAACAGTTTTTTCCTGAAAAGATTCTCTCCGCTGTATGAGTATAAAGCAATATGGGTGGCGGTCTTCTTCAGCTCGTCAGCTACGGTGCACAGGACATCTACATCAGCGGCAACCCCCAGATCACGTTCTGGAAGGTGCTGTTCAAGCGTCACACGAACTTCGCGATGGAGTCCATTGAGGTGACGTTCAACGGCCAGGCCGACTTCAACAAGCGTGTGACGGCCATCATCAACCGTAACGCGGACCTGATGTACCGCACGTACATCCAGCTGGTTCTCCCGGCCGTTCAGCTGGATGGTGCGAACAACAGCACGATGACCCGTTTCCGCTGGCTGAATTACATCGGCCACCGCGTCGTGAAGACGGTGGAGCTCGAGATTGGCGGCCAGCGTATCGACCGCCAGTATGGCGACTGGATGCAGATCTGGACGCAGCTGACCCAGGATCTGGGCACGGTCAAGGCCCTCGATGAGATGATCGGCAACACGCACGACCTCGTGCTGATGAAGGACCGCAAGGGCTATGCCCTGGACGTCTCGTGCGCGGGTGCTGAGCTGACGAACTCGTGTGCCCCCCGTGCCGGCACCCCGGCCCGCACGCTGTACATCCCGCTCCAGTTCTGGTTCTGCCGCAACCCCGGCCTGGCCATCCCGCTGATCGCCCTCCAGTACCACGAGGTCCGCATCAACGTGGAGTTCGAGCAGTGGATCAACTGCTGCTACTACGAGATGTCCAGCGGCTCGCCCGCGTCCTCGGTCCAGTCCCTGACGGCCGCGTCGCTGTACATCGACTACATCTACCTGGACACGGAGGAGCGTCGCCGCTTCGCCCAGCAGACGCACGAGTACCTCATCGAGCAGCTGCAGTTCACGGGTGCCGAGTCGATCACGTCGAGCTCGAACAAGATCCAGCTCAACTTCAACCACCCGGTGAAGGAGCTCATCTGGGTGTGCCAGCGTGACTCGTTCGTCGACTGCTCGCAGCCGGCCCCGACGCACATTGCTGAGGTCAACGGCTGCCAGCCGTTCAACTACTCCGACGACTTCTCGACGGAGGGTGTGATCATGGACGTGCTTGCCCGCGGTGCCCTCGGTGGCCAGGCGGGTGTCACGACGAACATCGGTGGCACTGCTGGCCTCGGCGTCCCGACCATCGGCGGTGCGGATGGCGGCCCGTATGTCCCCGGTCTGGGTATCGCGATCGGTCCCTCGCTGTCGGGTGCGTCGTGGCTGGACTCGAACCTCAACGCCTCGGGCAACGACCAGGCCTACCTGTTTGAGGACACGACCAACTACCTGCTGGCGAAGGTCATCCTCGACTCGGGCACGCGTTGCTCTGGCAAGTGCCCGATTGAGGTCGCCAAGCTGCAGCTCAACGGCCAGGACCGCTTCACGGAGCGTGAGGGACGTTACTTCACGTATGTGCAGCCGTACCAGCACCACAGCCGCACGCCGGCGGCCCCGGGCATCTGCGTGTACTCCTTCGCCCTCAAGCCCGAGGAGCACCAGCCGTCCGGCACGTGCAACTTCTCGCGTATCGACAAGGCCACGCTCCAGCTCACGGTGTCCGTGAACACGGTGCGCGCCGGCCGCACGGCCCAGGTGCGCGTCTACGCCGTCAACTACAACGTGCTCCGCGTGATGAGCGGCATGGGTGGCCTGGCGTACAGCAACTAGAGACCTCCGCAGCGAGGACTCAAAATCAAACTCAAAGACAAAACCACAAATGTGGGTAGAAACTGCCTAGATTGATGGTTTTAGTTACTAAAACGCCTTCTTGATCATGAATGCAGTCGGTCCAATGAAATTCGTCGTTTCGACACTATACTCGATCTTCCGTTCCTTCAGGAATCGGTCAACCCCGTTGGATTCATCGAATGCATGGTATTCGTACTCGTCGAACACGACAATTCCGCCAGGAACAACCCGGTCCCATAGGTTCATAAGAGAGTGATATACAGGCTCATCTAAGTCCAGGTCAATGTATAGCAATGAGATCCTGAACCCAGGACTACTCTCCGCGAATGATTTCGTTGTACTGCACACGTCACCCTGTATGAGCATATACTTCGCCGGGTTTATCTTGGTTGATTCCAGATTACTCGCTACCTTTTCAATTGTCAGCTCAGACTTTGACGTGCGAGCGATAACGGTGTTCATCAAGTCCCCGTTCTTGAACGAACCAAACACGTCGTCCTTGTCGTCGAAGACGTCGAAGCCGATAACCTTTCGGTTCGAATGGGGCATGTATATATCGATCATCTTCAGCCATGACGCCATTCCCGAACCCTTGAAGACGCCGAGTTCAACGATGTCGCCTGCAAGATGCTTCGTCTTCTCGAAGAAACTGAACCGGTGGAAGAGCTTGCCGACTATCCGGATGTCATCTGAGAACATCAATGCGTTAAAACTATCATATGTAGACTGCGACGGTGCGTTCTTGCCATCATAATTGTAGATCTTATCGGTTGACATGTTTTATCATACCCCACGTAAAACTTCGCCGATATTTACCTCAAACGGCGAGTTCCATTGGTTAAGCGGATCGCAGCTATCCTTGACATCCGGGAACGCAAGTATCGAGACAGTAGACTGCCCGAATGTATTGACAAGCTGTGTATAGAAGACACCACCGAGGCGAGACGCATTTGACAAGAAGATAACCCGCTCGGGCGACGACAATATCAGATTAAAGCAGTTCGCACCAAGCGGAGTGATGATTGTTTTTGTACCTTCCAGTAACTTCTTCTTCTCTCGCAGAGTCCTCGTTCCGAGTGCGACGATCTCGAACCCTTTCCCCTTAAGTTCAGCTATCAGGGCGTCTTCGTTTGTGATCGAACGCATCTTACCGGTATTCGAGTTGTTGAATGTGTCACTCGCAACCTTGTCACGTTCGATGTAGATTTGCCGCGTCTTTGGTATCCTATCCGGTACACCCAACCGTTCTCGTAGACCCATATACATGGCGACCCTCTGCGGGGTCAGCTCAAATGCGACATCGTCCCATGTTCTGGTAGCAAGATTCGCAACCTCGTATACATACCCATCCCGTAGAAGTACGATACGATCATTCGCAACAGAGAAGAGCTCAAACAACTCCTTATGTAATGCATTGTAGTAGTGCTCGGGGACGAGGAGCTTGTAGGCTGGGTACTTCTCAACATACTCCTTAAGTAGGGGTGCAGTTGACGACATGAAATGCTGATAGCTGATCTGGTATTTGAAGGTATAGAAGAGGTAACCGTTGTCAACATGCTCGACCGGGCTCTTGGCGATCAGACTGTTCAACTCTGCGGGGTATCGCACCCCCTTGAACGCAAAATCGCTGATCGGCGTGTTGTCATTGTGTAGGCCAATAACAGTCTCAATATCGAACTGATTCGGGTAATTAATAAATGAGACTGGGACCCCTCGCTTACGTATAAAAAGCTTCATTACACCAATGACGAGAGTTGCAATGATTATATCTGGACGGGCTACGCGATACGATGCCTGCTTGCTGCCCATGCTCGAGAAGACTCGCCACCAGGTCGACCTTTTCATGTCCATCAATGATGATGACTGTTTCTACTATGAACTCATGCGTACGCGACTCGCAAAGTGGTTGAAGGGTGTTCGCATCCAACCCTACGTGTTTCCAGATAATTTCAAGTGTATTTTCATTGAGAACGACCATAGGTTCGCCTATCAGAAGATTGATGGAAAATGGCTTCCTCGCAACGTGTTGTCGCACTTCTTCAACGACACGACCGCTTTCAGGATGGCATGCGATTACGCTGCGGATCGAGGCTTTGAATACGACGTCGTCATGAAGTGTAGGGCAGATCTAATTGGCGATCTAGACGCGGTGTCGTTCTTGAACTTCAATCCAAATACCCTCTATTCCGTTGTCGCTAACTGTAGGTTCACGACGTTCGGTAAACACAAGACAAATGTCATTCTTCAGGATTGGCACTGGGGAAGTCCAGCCATAATGAAGCTTGCGTGTTCAACATACGAGTACATACTGGCCGAGAACACCAAGATGGACGGTGACTATCTGTTTCACTATGAATCGAATTTCGCAGATAACCTAATCGATCGCGGTGTTGAGAACGAGTACATCGGTATACCGTACGCGATCGATATGAACCGTCGACTATTCGACGCTACGTGGGATCCAAACAACATAATCGATTCCAGGAAGATCAACTGTAAAGGTGCTTCGCCGTTCATTGACATCAGAACCATTACCAATCTCGAAGAGATGCCTAACTTACCAGTCCTACCCGGAAATTAGGTGAACAAAGTCATCCACGTCAAACGTCCACGGAGAGTTAAGGCCGTTGTCAAGGAACGTCGCGTCCGCCTGGTTCACCACGAGTGTATCATACGATTCTCCGAGCGTCCATCCAACCCCATTGTTCACCGCAATAGTCAGTTCGTCGCCGTCTGTGGAGATAACCTCGCCCGTCTTCCCGCCCGTTCGTACACGTCTATACAACATTGACGTGGTCTGCGTAGCGGTGTACTGTGTCAACCGAGTGTGACTCATTGTAAAGAGGAACCGCTGGTTGATCTCTGCGAACTCGGGGCTGTTGATCGACGTGACGATACATGATGGTTTTGCGAAGACCAGATTACACATGCCTCCCCCGATCGCACCGACGACGTGGGTGGCATTCGCAAAGTACGCGATTTTCTCGGGCATGGACAGCAGCTCGCAGAACACTTCGACGTATCCACACTTCTCAAGCTCGGCGACTAGCTGGTCCTCAACCATCATCTTGCGTCGCGTCGTGTAGTTCGTTCCTATATTCGAAGTGTCCCCGTGTTTCCAGCTTCTACGCGACACGTAAATCTTGGGCGGCGTGGGATGGGCAGAGTATCCGTTCATACGCGAATAGACTGACCAGATTCCCGGATGTGGCGGATCATTCGACTGTCCGTCGTGCGTCAGCGACGATGACACCCATAGTGTCGAGTACTTGTGCCACGCATCCGCATGTAGGAAATCTGTGTCGCTGAGTCCCGCAGCACGTAGACAGTCTGTAATGTAATTGTAGTTTCGGACAGGCTTTATCAGAACCCGCAGCGTCGGGTGTTTGGCACGAAGCCGGAAGAACTGATAGAGGATAGGAATACTATCATACAAATAATGGAAGTAGTTGTCGGTATTGTAGATGAAGAAGAACACAGGAGTTTCCAATAGACGGGTATCGCGTGGTTCGATTGTCGGTGCAACAAATACATCGGTTCCTAGCGACATTGTCTTCTCATTGTACGGGACGAATAGCTCGTCTCCGGACTGAATACATATCGCAGGGTATTCGTGTCCGTGAATCACAGCGTTCTCGAGTGCCCACAGACCCAGTTCTCGTTCAGGCCCGCCTGTGAGACGCGTAACTTTCATTTTAATATCGACTGGAGACTCATGTAAGTACCATGCAAATCGTCATTCCAATGTCTGGGCTCGGTAGTCGATTTGTGGCTGCGGGATATACGGATCTCAAGCCATTTATCCAGGTAGATGGGAAACCGATGATCCAGCACGTCATTGAGCTGTTTCCTGGGGAGACCAGTGTACTTGCTATTTGCGACCGAGTCCATGCCGACAAACTGAATACGATATGCCCTAATGTCAATGTATTTCACGCCCCCTACCGTGGGCTTGGTCCCGTAGATGCGGTCATGTGTGCCGAGTCTGCGATTCGCGATGACTACGAGGTTATCGTATCCTATTGTGACTATGGTACGCAATGGGACTTTGCAGCCTTCCTGTTGGATGTCCGGGAACTTCACGCAGATGGTGCAATCGCGTGCTATAGAGGGTTCCATCCCCATCACCTCGGTCCCGACTGCTACGCGTATGTGCGTGAGACAAACAAGTGGGCAGACGAGGTTCGCGAGAAGACACCGTTTACGGCCGATAAGATGAGCGAATACGCGTCTAATGGAACATACTACTTCAGAACCGGTCGGATCATGAAGGAGTGTTTCAGGAGTCTGATGGCGAGTGGCAAGACTCTCAACGGCGAATACTATGTGAGCATGGCATACAACCACATGATTTCCAAAGGTCTACATGTTCGTGTATTCGAGATCGAGAAGATGTTACAGTGGGGGACACCCTACGATCTTGAGGTGTACACTACCTGGTCGTCTTACTTCCACGAGAAGCCTCGCCGCCGTATCAGGGCACCTGGTCTGACTCTTCTTCCAATGGCTGGTCAGGGAAGCCGGTTCCGCATGCAGGGGTACAACACACCCAAGCCGTTTCTACCCATTCGCGGACAGCCAATGGCGGTTGCGGCCCTTAAGGACCTCCCGGAGTCAGATTCGACGACGATCATCAGTTTACGCAGTCACGCGGTTGGTCAATATTTCCCAGGATGTCGCATCGTTGAGTTGGAAGAGACAACCAATGGACAAGCTACGACGTGCATGGCGGCCCTTGGTGACGTATCTGATGACACTCCACTGACTGTGACTGCGTGCGATAATGGTGCCATGTACGACCCAGACCGCCTCGAAGCGTTGTTGAAGGACGAGTCAGTCGACGTCATTGTGTGGTGTTTTACCAACAATCCGACGGGCAAACTGTATCCTCACATGTATGCGTGGCTTGACGTCGATGAGTCTGGTTCTATTCGGGATGTCTCCATTAAGAAGCCTTTTGTAGACAAGCCTAACACCCATGCCATCATCGGCACCATGTTCTTTCGTACGGCAGGCATGTTCAAGGCGGCCTACGCACACGTCGTTGACCACGATATGCGAACCAACGGTGAATTCTACGTAGATAACCTTCTACAGCCCCTGATTGACAAGGGATGTGTGGTCAAGGCGTTTCCAGTCGACTACTATCTTTGCTGGGGAACACCAAATGACTACCGCACTTTCCAATACTGGGATGACTATCATTCGGCATCGAATTAACACCATCGAACAATTGAAACAGATTCCGGCACACCAAGGTATTGAGTTTGATATTCGCGAAGGGTCTGAGGGCATTGTGGTTACACACGACCCCTGGACGCCTGGGGTCCCATTTGAGGAGTTCTTGGCTCACGTCAAGCATGCGATGTGTATTGTGAATGTCAAATGCGAGGGAATCGAATTTGAAGCTATTCGTCTTCTCAAGAAGGCGGGCATCGAGTCGTTCTTTCTGCTTGATTGCTCGTTTCCGATGATTGTCAAACTGACTCGTATGGGGGAACGACGTATCGCAGTTCGCGTGTCTGAGTTCGAGTCAGCTTCTTTACGTGGAAAGGTTGATTGGATATGGCTCGATAGCTTTACATCCCTCCCCGCGGCCCAAGTATGCGACGACCTCCGGCTGAACGGTTACAAGGTCTGCCTCGTATCCCCCGAACTACAAGGACGCAACGAAGACGCATCACACCTATGTGCTCACGTCGACGCAATCTGTACTAAGCTCTTGCGGTAGGCCTCGGCGTCCCAGTTCAGTATCGCTGCTACATCTGAGTCAGATAACCATCTCGTCGCACGTGGACGAGTCTCTACGTAGCACCGTAACACCTCCGCAGTTGCGAGACATTTCGCTTTTGAGGGCCCCAGTATGTAGCTTGATAACTTGGTTGTAACAATCGAGTCATGAAGAAACAACACGATATCCGGAGTCAACGGAACAATGGGCAATTCCACTCTGGGAACGCGGTAGATGAACTCCTTCGGATGGGCTGCTTGGACATCCCAGAAATCATGTAACTCGGGCGTTGCGAAGAGTGCGAGAACGTCGTCCAGTGTATCCGCATGGTAGATCACTCCATGGTTTCGCAGGTAGATGACGGATTGTCCGGTGTATGTCGCCAAGACTCTCTTGCTGAGTTCAAACCCAGGCTTGTAGTAGTCAACCATTCCGGGCTCATCTGAGCAAAGATAGGTGTTCAAGTGCGTCGGATGAAGGTGGACGACATATGCTCGAAGGAATGCGTGGAAGTAGGTCTCGATCGAAGGCCTCTCGATCCCGAGAGCAAATGTCTCAATGTTGGGCTCAGGTCCCCCAAGACTCTCGACTACGACCTTTGGGTCGACGACGGCAATTCCGTGGTTCAGTCTGACGTCGCTCAGTGCGACACCCGATGCCTTGATGTACATATACCCTCCCGCCTTGACAGAAATATTCCCACCTCCTGCCTGTGCAAGCTCCTCCAGGCTACATGCCCGACACAGTGTAACCAGGTCCTCCATTACTTGTAAAGCATGGTTAGAACCAACAATTGAATAACGCCAGGATACCCAGGGTGTGGAACGATAGACGGAAGTCCACGGACTTGTGTGAATTCGGCAAATTCAGAGTCAACGGATACAGTTGGATCACTACACGTTATGGTATAGAGCGTGTCGGTCTGCGTCAGCGTGCATTTCGCAGGGAGAGTCGCTGCGAAGGGCTTGCGAAACAACAGGTCCAGTCCGCTGGCATGATAACGAATAATCAGATCGGCAAAGTCTCGTTGCGGATGGATATACCTCGCAAGGTCGTCGGTCCGTTCATGTATCTTCCGCAGCACGGACTCGCGTGTGTGGCCACGCTCGCCGACGTCTCTGTTGAGTTTCCACTCCGTCGTGAGCTCCGGATCCGTATCCATGTATATCTTGAGGTCCGACAGTCCTCGGATGTTCTCAGAGTAGATGGTGTGTAGGCCGCAAAGGATAACATTGTCCTTGGGTTCAATTGTATGAGGTGCGGTAAATGTGCCAGTCGAATGGTCGTAGTCCACGGCAATAATTGACTTGCCTAGCTTGAGGTTGAATGTATCCTCCTCTAGCTTTTCCAGGTGGTTTGAATCTGGGTCGAGGTGACTTGACATTTCCCAATGCGAATCCCCCCTTTCCCAACGGTGATACCGGTCTGTCTCGAACTCGAGAACCTTATCGAAGAAAAACAAGGGGCGAATCAACGACAGCAGTGTTGACTTTCCGGACCCAGAGTCCCCCGTTATCGCAATCACCTTCGCAGACGACAGGATCAGCTTATAGTCAAGAGCAACTCGTTCGACTGGCAATGTCAAGTGAGCAGCTAGCACCTGTTCGGACAGGAACTCCGACAGTTTATCCGCCGGAGAGCCGTCGACCGGTGTAAGATGGTGGATTACATCGCAGTAGTGCTTCATTGCTGCATATCCTGCTATACAGATCTGGTCATTGAGTCCGTCTACATCTGATCTATCGTTATGGGCTGGAATGCGGATGGCATTCGACGTTGTATTCAATAGTGCTTCTAGTTGGCCAGGGGTTGTCAGCTGCACATCTGGGCGAATCCGTACATACGTATCATATGTAGTCGGCACTATGCTGAACAGCCGGTGCAGTTTGAACCATTGTTTGTACATGTTCTTTTGACGCTTGGTCTTGAATATAGCGGGAACTATCACCTCTGATTCAAACAACACGATCTTGATTCGGGGGTCATTGAAGAGGAACCGAACATCCATGACATTGAAATATGTGTCCTGCTCACGATATGAAGTCGTTACTGCAACATCGCAATCGGGCGGATAGAATGTAAGGTTCTGCTGGAAAGACCGAAGCGAACCCGATACCAAAAATAGGCTCTTCATTGGTATATATTGATATTTAGAGGACGTCCTTCACGACGCCTGTGAAATGGGCCATATCATGAACCTGTATGCTGTAATGATCAAGGAACTTGGGAACTGTGGGGTTCCCATTCGAGTCGAAGCTTCGCACGTTTGTGTAGCGGGTTGTCGGTATAGATAACTTGGTACACACATGATTATACATGTCTTCACCGGTTGTATCGACCGTGATCTCGATTACATGGGTCTTCTTATTCGCGAAGAAACACATCGTCAATGCACCGCCGTTCGGGGAAACGACCACCCTTGCAGACTGGAATAGTCTGATTTTCTCGGCGAGGGAATAGTCTTCTAGAAAAAGCGATTCGAAACCGAGAGGAGCGAGTGCCGTAACAACTTCATCTTCGTTTACGATCTGCCGACGTTTGGCTCCTTGGCTCCAATTTAACAGATGACTCTTCGACCTGCGGATGTAGATCAAACGGGTAGGGTCGGCTTGACTTTGTAGGTTGTTTTTCGTCAGGATAAGCTCCCTAACGAAACCATAATGTGGGTCTGATACAGCGTACAGACCAATCAGGGGGGCACCGTGGTGGTTGATCACTGTACAGCCGCGTACATCATCTACGAACACATAGTCTGGCTTCAGGAGTTCGAACGTCTGACGCTCGTACTCATCCGTGATCCTAGTGTGCACAAACACTGGCTTGGGGAGATGTGATAATTCATACAGACCAGCAATAACGTAGTGGAACCAATGCATAAGAATACCATGACCCCGGTCCTCTAGCACGTATACTGTTTGTTTCTGTATTGGTGCCAACGAGAGCGTTCGATCGGCCATGGTATATATCGTATTGGGACATATAAATGAGTATTAGCGTATGCATTCCGACCATGCGTCGGTTCTCGTTTCTGAAGGAGTCGATTCCCAAGTACCTAGCGAATCCCCATATCAATGAATTGGTAATCACAGACGAAACAGGCGAGGACTATGCTGCAATCACAGAGGCCTTTTCGCATCCGAAACTTCGCGTGTACCAGAACGAACGCCGTCTGGGCTCTGTCGAGAACAAGCAGCGCGCCGCATCCTACGCGACATCGGACTTTATCGCCATCATCGATAGCGATAACTTCGCAGACGTCCAATACTTCGAGGCATTCAAGCGCTATGTGTCCACGCATGAAGTAACCGACACAATGGTGTTTCTCCCCTCCGCCGCGAAGCCGAACTTTTACTATACCCAGTTTATCGGGCGTGTACTGAATAAACGCACAGTCCGACAGTATTGGCCGGAAATCGAGACGTGTCTGAATACGATGAACATGATCATCTCGCGTAGGTTTCTTGCGACGTTTAACATCATGGC